CAAAGCCTCTGCTTAGCCTCTGTCTCGTTGGGACCCTTTCGGGCCAACTTTTTATCACCTCCATCGGAACCGCAATTGCTCGCGGCCCCTTTGGGTATACACACTGACGCAGAACGGCTCAACCGGGTCACATTGACTCGATCGATACGGCATCTGCTGCGACTCATACGGATTGTAGATCGGTGTTGATGAAGCACGTTTTCCTTCGGTAAAGTACCGAAGGAGCATGCTCCATCCATTGATCACTTTATCGTATGTTTTAGGAATCACTACACGAACTTTTCGTTCCCTCTTTTGGAGGTTACGGTTGGTTCGCTGCAATGGTTCTTGGTTGTCTGGGTGGTAGAACACTAACGCGGGATACAGACCGCTATCGGTCTCGTCCATTGGTATGGACTTATAGACGGCTAACAAGTAGTCAGCTATCTTGTATGCGCAGTTAATGTAACCATGTTTATACATCGAGTTGGCGTAAGCCAACCATGACGTGTAAACACCAGCGGAGGGGGTTGACGACCAAACCGTGCGAAACCGCACGGGCGTGACACAGACGCCCATAAAGGCGTCCTTGCCACAAGACTCTTGAAAGAGTCCATTGATACAGCTCTTGTCCATGTTGACCTTTAGGCCAACTGACTCAAGAACTGCGATCGCATCTCGAGCACTCGCTCTTGGAACGATCACGTCATCACCGTATACCAACAAGCCCTTTCGGGCTTTCGCGTCGAGGCCGGCGGATAGTACAGCCCAGATAGTAAGAGCAAGAATGGGAAAGCATAAAGCTGAACCCATAGGTGCGAACTTCCTGAGCGTAAGTACTGAACCGTCCGGCATCGTGGTTGCTAGTGTCCTTGTTGCTAACAGAGCAGTTTTAACGTGCTCTGGGAACAAGTGCTGAACTAAACCGACAGAAACACGGTCCGAGGCCTCTTTGAGGTCTAAGGTACACGTGTTGCCAGTAACGCTGCCCAGAAGGGCTGCGTTCCTGTTCGGTTCCTGATCTTTGAAGTGAATCTGCGACATCGTCAAAGGATGATGTTCGATATGATACTTCAAAGCCTCGCCTAAGCCTTGCTGAATCCACTGGAATTCCAGTGGTTCGCAAGAAATTAAGCGAGGACCACGTGAGTCCTTCGGCACAAGTATTACCTTGGCGTTGGGCTCAGTCACCGTCGCGGCCGAGAAGCCGCGGTAGTCGTCACACACATGCCCTAGGGAAGAGTAGAAATACTCATCCCAGGGGTATATGCTGGCGATGCGTTCGTTATAACGACCAAACGTGAACTTACCGGGGCCAGTCTCTCTAGTAGAGACAGCACCGGGTCCATGTCTGGGTAGTACATTTCGAACGACAAAGTCCGAAAGCAAGACTTTGAGTCTTGCCCTGGCTTTGTACAGGAGATTGCTGAACTCGCGATTTTGCAACTTGAAGTTACAAAGGCGACAAGCAGCATGGTTAAGAAGGTCCTGCTCAGTTTCAATAAACTGATCCAGGACCTTTTGTTCGAGCTGCGGACTGTAGGGTACCTCATATTTGTAGTAAACATTTAAGAGTTGCCTAAGCATCCGTACGCTATTAGTACAGGGGGTCTGAAGGACCCACCCGTCGAGAGTGAATATCCTCTTGAACAGGTCACCGAAAAGTTTCGGTATCTGACTGCCAGGTTCCTTGCGGAACCCGGTAGAGTCGAGGGGCACATCACCTGACAATGCGCGATCAAGCGCTTTGCCAAGACGTGGTAGAGTTTTTACTATAAAACTCAATCCTTCCGTTCGAATGCGGTTCTCTACCTTTTGGGTATCGAGCCGTAAAGAACGTGGTGTGTAGAACTCCTGCCCTAACGTCAATGAGACGTCGAGCATGAGGGAGGTGAAGACAACAACGTTGTCTAATCTTTTAATGGGGACCATTTATGGCCTTCCTATTAGAAGTATGCCTCCCAGGTGCTTTATTCCACAACTGCCTTAAAGGCAGGTTTCGTAGCAGCGTACGCGAAAAGGCGCTGATCGGGTCGGTCAAGATTGACCGTCGATCAACGCTTGAGCGTTCGCGCCGACATCCAGGAACTTCGTAACCTTACGAAGAGACTCAAGCACTGCTGTATCCGTTGCCTGTGAAACAGGCCGGTCGACAGTCAGTTGAATGATGTTCTTTCCTGGAGTGGCGGCGTCGGACAGGGTGATGTTGTCCTCGACTCTGAAGACGGATCGGACTCTCCGGTCAATACCGGACCCGACCTCTTCATGATTAAGGGTCAACTTACACTCATTTCCGGCCGCGCGTGCAAGGACAGAGTAAACGGTTTTCCGTTTCTCCGTACTTTCGCGAGCGAACGATTCTGCTGCTCCGTTACCAGTTATTGCGATAGGATCTGTTAGCATACTGTTGTTGTTGTTTTGTTTTGTGAAAACGAAAGTTGATTAAACTTTCGGATTTGCAGCAAGGCAAATCAGCTTCGCGTGACGAGATGTCACTTAAGTAGCTAGAGGAGAACCTCCGCTACACGATGATATAGGTCATTTCAATCTGAGGGCACCTAAAAGTGCCCCCATCATGAAGACTTTATATTTCGTTAAGCTGCGCCATTCTAATGGCACAACCTGGCCAGGGATCGCAGGTTCCCGTAGATAATACGTGACCTGTCGACCATGGACTAGCCGTTTGTCATAGGAAGTTCGCGGACTACAGACGACCTCTAAATGCAGGTCGCCTGAATACGCTAGCTTTATGCTATGACAAAAGTCTAGTATGTTGACTGCTGGGCTTAGCCCACGATGCTTGAACTGGCCGAGAAAGTTGCCCACATGGGCAAAATAATCGACTAGAAAGCTGAATGGGATAGCATTCCACAGAATCTGAGGATCTGACATGAGGCCAAAGGCATCATTCATTCCCAGACTATGTGCATGCTGTCGCATCCATGGGTCAATTCGGTACTGATACCGCATTGACGCCGTGTACTTAGCGGAATCCGGGAAGAGGCCCAAGATGGGACGGTACGTTTCCGTACCCAACCCAATGGACCAAACTCCGGGACTCTGGTAGCTACTCGTTACAGGAAAACCTGTAATAGGAGTAGACCAGTGCGAGATAAGGATCTTCCCCTCAAAGAGGAGAAGGTTTTTGATCCGTCTCTCAAACTGCTGAATGGTCGTCATAACTGACGAACAATCAGCCAGCAGTGGCCGAATGCAGAACTCTTCAATGAGTAATGCACGTGCTGCAGCGCCCACGAGGGTCTTAAGGACGGCAAACCGTGTGCCGAGCGTTCCGCGAAGGAAGCTCGACCCTAGGTTAATCCGCCCCAGTCCCACGAGGGTTTTCAGTGTATGACCGGCACTTAAATCCCTGGCATTCGCCAGAGACATTAGTGACCCACTCAATCCTAAGACCTTAACGAGGCTAGGTAATTCGTAGGCATTGTTTGCCAACGACTCATCTAGATCTTTTTCGATCTTAGGCCACATAGCCTGGACAGCTCGAGCTGAGTTGTCCCGCCAATTGTGCACTGCCGGGGAAATCCCCGGGAACAATGAACCAAACCATCCATCGACGATATCATCAACCTGAGCATTTCCGTTGTTTGCACTTATTTGGTGCAGCAACCTAGTGTTCTGATTGTAATACGACGAAGGGGAACTAGGACTAGGGTCCGTCTTGTAGAGAAAAGTCTCATCAAGATAAACCTTACTAGTCTTTGTATGCTCGCAGAGGTTGTAACGCTTACGATTACCATATGTGGACTGAATACTCTCTTGAAGAGGGTAAAAAGCCATGTCTGGTAGGTTTGCGAAACCACTTCCGAGACCACCAACGCCGACGTAATGTACGGCGTTTGTGCCCGACAGGATGTTTGGTCCAACGTTTCTTTGCTTCAGCATATATACTTGCTAATGATGCGGGTTACCCCGCGGATTTCGCAAGGATATAGCCCATACTAACCGCAACAACATACAGAACGTACGTGTTAATC